TATTCTTTTTATAATATGGACACGCAAAAAATAGAAGAAACAATAAAACAAGACGCAGTTATAGTAAAACAAAAAACAATTTTTATTATTGGTGATTTATATCTTTGGGCAAAAACAAATCCCCTAAAGGCAATTTTCCTTGTTGGCTTTGTGGTTGGTTTTATTCTTGGTACTATATTTTAGTTTTAAGCATAAGTACCTATATGTGGCAAAATCTTGTCAATATAGGTCAAACTGTTAGTGCTTTTCTTACAAACGGAAAAGCACCACCCAATACACCTGCTTATTTAGAAAAACAAATGGAAGATACCAATCATTTGGCTTCCAAAAAGTTTTTTATAATCATGACATCGTTGCTTGTTATAGTTTCGATGTTCTTTATAGCAGTTGGTATATTATTTTTTATCCCAAAAGATCATGACATTGTTATTACAACATATGCAACAATTTTTACAAAGATTATGGAGCAGATTGCGCTTGTTATATCTGTGTATCTTGGTGCTCAAGGACTTGTTGACCTTAGATATAATAGTTCTTCTAGTGCAAGTGTCTCTGGAGAAGCTCAGTCAGTAAAAGAAACCAAACATGAAGATGTAAAAGAGGAAATCCTTTCCAATAACGCAAAGGAAGAAGATTATAACATAACCGAATTATGAACTTTAAACAATATTTTTTAGAAGCAGCAAATATGGCACAGCAAGCAGCTATTGCAATTAATATGAAGAAAAATCATAAGAAGCCAAAAAATAAAGGAAAGAAAAAAAAGAAATAATATGAAAAACCCATCATCGAAAGCACTAGCATTAATTTTAGAATATGAAGTAGGTGGTGGAAAATCCTACTATGAAAAGTATTTGACTAAACCAGAATGGCCCAGTGGTGCTAGTGGAATGACTCTTGGTATTGGAATTGATTGTGGTTATTATACCCCAAACGAATTAGAAACAATGTTTTCTTTTCTCCCTAAAGATCAATTAGAAATAATAAAAGGTGCTTCTGGTAAAACAGGACAAGCTGGTAAAGAATATACTCAACAACATAAAAATAGTGGTATAGAAATCCCTTGGGATAAAGCCATAGATATATTTGATAAGATTACATGGGCAAAGTTTTCTAGACTTGCAGAAAAAGCTTTCCCAAGCCTCTCAGAGCTTTGTGATGATGCCTATGGTGCAATTGTCTCTCTAGTTTTTAACAGAGGATCTTCATTAACAGGAGATAGTCGTTTAGAAATGAGAAACATAAGAGTTTTAGTTCCCAAGAAAGATTATAAAGGTATAGCCAAAGAACTTCGCAAAATGAAACGTATATGGGAAGGCAAAGGGTTGGATGGATTACTAGAAAGACGAGAAGCAGAAGCTAAACTTGTGGAAAGTTGTGCATAAATAGATAAATAGATTAATATGAGTAAATTTTTAAATCTGATTGGGAAATATAATCACATTCTTGAGGCTCAAGGAATGCCAACCGAAGAACCCGCAGGTTCAGAAGAACTTGATCCAACTAATGCCCCTGCACCCGAAGTAGCACCCGAAGTGGAAGATGAAGCTGGCGCAGATATGAATACACCCCAACAAGTATCTTCAACCGAAGATTCTGCATTACCCACACCAAATGACAATCAGATGATAAATGATGAACCAAATGTAATTCAGAATTTTTTAAATTCATTATATGATTTTATTTTAAAAAATTATAAAGGTGAGGATAAAAATGAAATTTTAAAAGCAATGGAAGGCAGAGGTCAAATGACTAAATTGGATAGTATATTAACAGCACTTTCCACTAAATTAGATCCTAAAAAATCAACAGACACGAAACAAGAAATTAAAAACATTAATCAAACACTAGACAGCGTCCCAATGGCTGGGGATGAATAATATTAGTTTGACTTTTTCATTATTACTATTAAAATAGTAGGTAATGAATAATATTAATGAATCTTATAGTATTTCATCTTTAACAAAAGATGAAGTAAAAACTCTTTTAGAAAGTCTTTTATTTTCATCAAGTGTTGATGTATGTGCTTCTTTTTATAAACAAGAAACATTAAATATGTTTGAAATTGCAAAAAAAATTAGAATAATGTTTCCAGAAATTGTTTTAGATGACATAAATATTGTTGCTTTTAAAAATAATAAAGATGAAGATGTTTTTCATGACGAACACACACAAGAAATTGTTAAGTTTTTTCCTGAAATTGTAAAGGATATAAAAGAATGAAAATAGCGGTAGTAGGTTCACAAAACATGGGTAAGTCCACATTCGTAAAGGATTTCATTACGAATTGGTCAATGTACACGACAACGAATAAATCTTACAGGGAGATGTTACAGGAAAAAAATCTTCCCCATAGCAAAGAATCAACCGAAGAAACACAGAAGGAAATTCTAAATTTCTTAACCGATCAGATTATTAACTCAGCAGGTAATGATTTTTTTATTACTGACAGGTGCGTTCTTGATGTTTTGGCATATTCTTCATGGTTGAACTTGAATGGAAAGCTTAGTGACAAACTTCTTGACGAACAAAGAGTCATGATAAGAGAAACATTGAAGATGTTTGATATTATTTTCTTTGTACCACTAACAAAAGTAGCCTCCGTACCAATTGAAAATGATGGATTTAGAGAGATTGATGAAACCTTTAGAGAAGAAATTGACAATATTTTTAAAGTATTTAGTGAATCATACAATAGAGCAGATGGCAGAGTCTTTCCAAAAGAAGATTCACCAGCATTAATTGAAATTTTTGGTAATAGAGAAGAAAGAATTAAAATGACCGAACTTTACATCCAACCAAATGGTAAATTTTTTGGTGAGGAGACCAGTTTGCTTAGTACTGTTATAGGTGCAAGCGAAGCAGATTTAAAAAGAATCGAAAAAGACATGGGTATTAGGTAATTATATATATGTCTATTAAAAAAAATTCATCTTTTAGAATACCACTTGACTTATTAATTAAATTCAAACAAACAGCAACTACACTAGAAAATTTAACTGCATCTGATATTTTAGTGCGTGGATTAGAAAATATTTTAAAATTAATTGAAGAAAAAAATTTCCAACTTCCACCACAAGAAAATAAAAGAAAAGGCGAACAGACAGCAGTAGCAAATTTTAGATGTAGTGAAGATTTAATAAAAAGATGGAAAGACTGCTCAAGAGCTAATGGTTGCACTGATTCACATATAGGAAGATATGCGGTTATTGAAATTTTAAAAATTATTGAAAGTAAGAAAAAGTAATATATAACATATAAGTAGTAATATGTTAAAGAATTATGATATTTTAGTTGAAAATCTTTTAGAGGAAGGAAGAAAAAAAGATGAAACAAAAAAGTTTAAGTTTAATCTTGATTCGGTTAAAAAATTAATTAATGAACTTGACCCAGAAGATGAACACAAGGGGCATTTTAAATCAATTGCTTTAAAATTAAAAGATAAAGATTTTTATACACCTAAAACTCTTAAAAATGCAATTTCTTTAATCTTTAAACAACTTAAAAAAAGTGAAATTGCAGATGGATATGCTGTTATATTTTATGATTGGTTAAAAAACCATGATGAGTGTCCGTTTGAACCTTACAAAGAAGAAGAATCCCAACCAGAAGAGCAAAACTTAGAGGATATGGTAACAAATCCAAAAGAACCAACTTCTAAAGAAACCGCAGAATGGTTCAATGCCGAATCACCACCTAAAGTTCAGCATACTGAAATTTAATTGACTTCAAGATATTCTCTGTTATATTGAGAATATGAAACACAGGCTTCCGTCTACCTATGTCATGAATAAATTCATGAGTTATTCCATAGAACCAGAATTTAAAAAGCATAACGGTCAGTATAATGCATCATGTCCTATCTGTAAAGAAGGAAAAAGTTTGGGTAGAAAAAAAAGACTCTGGTATTATCCTAATACCAATACTTTTCATTGTTTTAACTGTAATGAAACTTGGTCAGCTTTGAATTGGATTAAGAAAACTACAGGTATGTCATATGAAGATATTCAACTGGAGATTAATTCCGATGATATATCAGTGGATGTATTTAAAAAGGAAAATATTACAACAACATATAAAAGAAAAACAATTCCTGACCTACCTTATGATTCAATTAATATATTTGATCAAGTTCAGCAACAGTATTATAAAAACAACAAGTATTTTAGTGAAGCATTAACATATGTTAAAAGTAGAAAACTCGATACTCTTGTAAATAAATCTCCAAATCTTTTTATAAGTCTTACTGACAGCACTCATGCTAACAGACTTTGTATACCTTTCTATGATAGAAACAGAAAGGTAACGTTTTACCAAACCAGAGCACTTGATAGAAGTGAACCAAGGTATTTAGGCAAGTCTGGATATGAGAAAACAGTTTTTGGAATTGAAAGGGTGAACGTAGACATTCCTTACATCTTTTTGTTTGAAGGACCTATTGATTCAATGTGCGTTAAAAACGCAGTGGGTGTTGCTGGTATTAGTTTAACAAAAACCCAGTCTGATCAATTAGCAGAGTTTCCATTTCACAAAAGAATATGGGTATTGGATAATCCTAATCATGATGATACAGCAAAGGAAAAGATGAAAGAAATTCTTATGAATAACGAATCAATCTTTTCTTGGAAGAAAGGAACAGGTTACAAAGATTTTAACGAATGGTGTATCTTTGAAGATTTAAATGAAATTGATTACCAAGTAATCCTTGATAATTGTTTACAATTAACTACCTAACTTTAACTGCTCAGTATCACGCATCTTCTTTGGTGCGGTGTTGACGAATGTATTGAGAACTTCTTTAAGCTTTGCAATTTCGCCAGCAATACGAGTGATTGAATCAGAAGCCTTACGGGTAATACCACGAAGTAAGCTACCAGCACGATCATTATCAGCTAAAATACGGTGAAGTGAATCTTGTGATGGGTTATTTAAAAACTTTTCAAAATCATTTAATTTGATAGCCCAATCTTTAACCTTTTTAATTGTTTCAAGTGTGATATCCGAAGAAACACCTTCAACATCAAACTCGTTGGCATCTGTTCCCTGCTCTAATGAATCTGTAAAATCCTTTTGGTTTTTTTCTGGTGTAAAATCTTCAGGTGCAGTTTCGGCTGGCGGTCCTGCTGGCAACTCACCTTGAAGTTCCTCTTCTTCTGTTAATAATGAAATTAAAAATTGTTCTGCGAACAAAAGATTTGATGATTCATTTAATTTTGGATCACCTGCCATATTCTTTTTAAGAATATTTCTTGCTTCTTTTTGCTCACAACTACACTGATCAGGAACAGTTGATTTTAAATTAGTTTTCTTAAGCTTCATACGAGGCTTTAATTTACTCTTGACTTTTTTAGTGTTCTTCATCATTATATTTACAACTATTTATCCTTTAATATGACAAATCTATCAAGTATTTACCATTTTGTAATTGCAACTCAATATAATCACAACGATTTTTGGGAAAAATCTCAAATTGCAATTTTTTTAGAAAAGGCAGGATTAACCAATCAATGTTCAATATTATTTGAAAACAAAGAAGGATTATCTAAAATCTACAACAAATTTATAAATGAATCTTACAAGGGAAAAAGAGTAATTTTTGTTCATGACGATGTTTTAATTGAAGATTTGTTTTGGGAAGAGAAACTAAACATAGCATTTGAAAAATATGATATTGTTGGGTTAGCTGGATCAAAGAAATGCGACCTATCAAAACCACCTGCATGGCATTTAATGAGCGAGAAACAGGATCATGTGGGTGAAGTTGGTCATTCACACCAAGGTATTGTTTGGACAAGTGTTTTTGGAAAGTCAGATTCTCGTGCATTAATACTTGATGGACTATTTCTTGCCGTAAACATAGATAAATTTTTAGAAAAACAATTAAAATTTGATGAAAATTTTGACTTTCATCATTACGACATGACATTATGCTTGAATGCTAACCAGAAAAAGCTTAAGATGGGTGTTACTCCTATTAGAGTTGTGCATTTTGGACTAGGCGATTCGATGAATAGTAATGAATGGCAAGTTAGTGCACTTAAATTTGATAGATTCTATAAGTGAAAAACATATTCTTTCCATTTTTAAATTGGATTCTTAAAATTGATTCCAAAAAGCCAGAGATACCTAAAAATATAAGTTATATGACAAATAGATGGCTGTCAATGACGAGTAAACCAATTGCACAGATTGTCAATATGACTACGAACAAGTGGAATATATCAGATGAAGAATTTTTAGCGAAGTTTTATTATAAAGTAATCCCAAAGCATACTAAAAAAATACAATACATTAAAAAAAGCAATAAAGGGGTAGAAGAAAGCGATCCAAACCTTGATAATTTGTGTTCGGTTATGGAAATTTCAAGAAAAGAATTAGAAATGTATAATAACACACTTGAAGAATTAAATTTATTGCCTAAATAAAATATATGATTGAAAGACCAGAACAAAATGACAATATCGGTGGTAAAGTACAGCTAGATAACTATCTAGGTCATGCTTTTGAATTAGATAGTTGGACATTAACAAAAGTTTTAGATGATATATTGATGTGTCAGTATATTGACGTTAACGATGATGGTACGGAAATTTTAAGAGGTAGTATATGGGTTCCAATTAACACCGTAAATTTTGCATGGAGACTTGCAAGAGTAATCCTTGCAGGACCTGATTGCAAGACTGTTAAGGCTAATGATATTATTGTGTTCCCAAATGACAAAGGTATCAAAGTATCAAACCTTAATGATTTAAAACACATTGTATTTTTAAACGAAAGTAGAATATTTGGTGTATGTGAAGCAAAACCACAACCTCAATTAAAAAAAATTAACAAAAAGATTAAGTAATAAATTATGGCAGGTTTATCTCCATTAACAGTAATGAAAATTTGCCAAACTAATTTGGTGGAATTAAAATTTACTAGAAGAGACAAAAACAGAAAACCAACATCAAGAAGAATGCTTTGTACGTTGGATAGAAAACTTTTAAATTCGGTTTTTGGTAAAGAAACATTAAATTTTAAAAAACCAAAAAATCCACCACCATATAATGCTATAAAAAAGAACTTGGCAACAGTTTGGGATATCATGATGCAGGATTGGAGAAACGTTTCATGCGAAGGGTGTGAAATTGTATCCATTATACCAACAACACCAATGGCAAAATTTTTAAAATACTTTGTGGATGTAATATTAAAAATGTCACCTGCACAGAAAAAAGGATTCATGGACAAATAATGACTATATCTGGAACAATTTTAGAAAAAGCCTGTAAATTTTTATTACAAAAACAAATTTCAATAGAAATTGATAAAAAAATTCACAAACAAGGAAAATTAGTTATTTTTTATCAAAAGAATTTTTATCTTACTTTTATAATGGATACTACAAAGAAATTAAAAGAAAAGATAGAAATACCCATCCCATTTGAAACCGAAATACACGAAGAAGATAATTTAATATATTTTGATTACCGAATTAAAACATTAGCAAAACATGCACCAGAAATTGAAAATAATCTTATGGTTTATCCTGCAAAAGTTTCTGGTAACAAATTTTGGGATAAAATTTTAACAATCGATGCAAGAATCAACTAAAATCATATATAGCGCATTTTCTGGAACATTTTACACCATTCCAGAGTCCGATTTCTCATTATTAGACATGGGGCAGCTTCCATTATTGAAAAAACCATCATCATCTTGTAAAAAATGCTTTGGTAGAGGTCACATTGGAAGAGATAATCAAAATTTTCATTACTATCTTTGTAACTGTGTTAAAAAAGCTCTTGATCTTGAAGCAATTAAAAGCAGTATTACTAATAATTTAGAGTTAAGCAATCTTATAAAGTAAATCTTTTTCACTAAGTAGTGTAAGTGAAGAATTATACTTTTAATTGGGAAGTCCAGACGCTTGTTGAGCAATTTATCGGTGCTTTTAATGATGTTATCATCAAAAGGTATGATCAAAATGAAACTTTAGTCGAGCCTGTTACTGGTGATAAGGTTTTATTCGTATATTCACCAAAACAAAGGGTTTTTAGTAATTTAAATAGTCCTGCGGCGGGTGGATTAACCGTTCCTGTTATTGCCGTTAATATTGGAAGTATTTCAAGAGACCAAGCAAGAGTTTTTAATAAAATTGATGGGTTTACCATTGATTATGATCCTAAAGATGGAAGTGGAAACTTCTTAAAACATATACCTCAACCTGTTCCCGTCAATATAACAATTGACATGACAATTATAACAAGGTATCAAGCTGACATGGATCAAATTCTTACGAATTTTGTTCCCTATACCGATCCATATATTATTATATCTTGGAAATTACCAAGCAATCACAAATCAAGCACACCTTATGAAATAAGAAGTGAAGTTCTTTGGAGTGGTAATATAAACATGCAGTACCCAGACAATTTGGGACCCACTCAACCATATAGAATAACCGCAACGACACAATTTACCATTAAAGGTTGGATGTTTAAAAGCATGGATGAGGTTTACAAAAAAATCTATACCATTGATTCTAAATTTTTAACAACCGATGGTAAAACCTTAGAAGATTCTACTCAATCTTCTGCTCCCCCATTATTAAGAAGCTTTTCTGATTTTTCACAAGGAATAGGGTTAACGGTAGGTCAAGTTAGTCCGTCAATACCTGTCATAAGTGAACAGATTTACATGTCAGGTACTGGTGATTTTTCAATAGTGCCAACAAACGGTAATAATACTGCATCTGGTACATATTCTAATGTTCTAGGCGGTAAAAACAATACTGCATCTGGTAACTATGCTGGTATATTGGGAGGTGAAAATAATACAGCAACCAACAACAATTCATTCGTCATAGGTTCAAATATTGTTACTTCACAGGATAACACAACATATGTTAATAATTTAAATGCTGATAATATTACAGCAAATTATCTTTATGGAGACGGTAGCCATTTAACAAATATTAAAACAGGTGGTGGAAATTTAATATACGATGCAGCTTCGGGTCAACTTTCTTTAGGTGAAAGTAATACGACATCTCTTGCTCCATTAATATATTCTGATGTAGTTGCACCATCATCATATAAAACCATACAACAATTTACGCAATATAATACTCAACAATTACAAAAAGGTTATGATGTAGTCTTAACAAATGGAAGAGTTTATAAATTTGCAGGAAATGATCAAACAAATCCAAATCATTTTTTACCAATAAATTTAAATCCCCATACACCAATATTCGTTCAAATTCCATTATCGGGAACTAACACGCAATCATTGGTTGATAGATTTCATTTATCTGATTTTAAAACAGCAAAGTATACGCTTCAAGTAGAGGCAAATTATAGTAACGATATTTATTATTCAGAAATAAATTTAGTTGCTTCGTTAATTGACAATATAGCAGTGGTTTCAGAATATGGTCAAATTACAACAGGTAATATTTTAGTAAATTATAACGCAACAATAGATTCAAATTATGTTTATTTCTGGATAAATTATCCCAATAGTATTAATAATACAGATTCTTTTTTTATAAAAGGTCTAAGAACAAACCATTTTTAATTTAATAATTATATAAATTGTAAGTATATAAAATATTATGTCAAATATAAATTCAGCTTTTACAATTAGAAATGACCAAAACACATTTGGTAAAATTTTATCTAGTGGAACTAATCTTACAAATATATTTTTACTTTCTGGTAATGCTGCTGCAAGTGTTGCCAATGCTATTACGTTTAATTCTGGTGGATCTGGTGGATCTTCACCTTTAACTTTTGATGGATCTTCAACAAAAACGGTATCATATAATACAATTGGTGCTTCTCCTCTTGCTGGTAGTTCAAGTATTGTAACAGTTGGTACGATTACTTCGGGAACATGGAATGGTACTGCAATTGATATTAGTCATGGTGGCACTAACAGTACAACCGCCCTGAATAACAATAGGGTAATGCAATCAAGTGGAGGAGCTATAATTGAAGCTGCTGCCATTACCGCAAGCAGAGCACTGGTATCAGATACAAACGGTATTCCAGTAGCATCAGCAACAACATCAACAGAACTTGGTTATGTTAGTGGTGTTACAAGTGCAATTCAAACGCAAATAAATAATAGATTAACTAGTGTTGGTGCAACATCTCCAGTTGCTTCATCTGGAGGTACAACACCAACAATTTCTCTTAATGCAGCTTATGGTGATACATTAAATCCTTATGGTAGTAAAACTGCAAATTACTTTTTAGCAGCACCAAATGGTATACCCGCAGCACCATCATTCCGTGCAATAGTGGCAGCAGATATTCCAACACTTAACCAAAATACAACAGGTAGTGCTGCATCCCTTACAACTACTCATACATTATGGGGTCAAAATTTTAATGGTACTCAAGATGTTACAGGTAATCTTTCAAGTGTTGGTAATATTACAGGTAGTGCTGGTATAACAATTTCAACAGCATCAAACGGTAATATTACATTAAGTCCAAATGGAACAGGTATTGTTTCAACCGCTGCATCATTCCAAGCAGCTTCTGGTAATTTTACAAATAGTGTTAGTATTGGATCTAATCTTAGTGTTGGATCTAATCTTAGTGTTGGAGGAAGTTTATATTTTGGTGGTTCTGCAATACAAATAGTTCAAGGTGAATTGGTAGTTAACGCACCAATAATTTATCTTGGGGAAGATAATCCTACAGATTCATTAGATATTGGTCTTGTAGGTCATTATACTTCAGGTACATATGCACACGCTGGTTTATTAAGAAGTAAAGATTTAGTAAATGGTATAAAACCTTGGTATTTATTCAGTAGCATGGTTACTGAACCAAGTGCAAATTCAGTATCAACAAATACAAAAACAATTGATACACTTGTTGCAAATCTCTCTGGTTCAGTTACAGGTAATGCTGATACAGCAACAGAACTTAAAACAGCAAGAAATATCACATCTAGTGGTGATATAACATTTACATCAACATCATTTGATGGTAGTGCGGATATAACAATTCCAACTGCAATTGGTACAAATAAAGTTCAATATAACCAGATTCAACAAGTTGCAGCTAATAGTGTTCTTGGTAATCCCACAGGTTCTACTGCAAACGTAAGCGCAATCGGTGTATCAACAACAGGATTTGCAGTATTAACTGCAACAAGCGTAGCAAATGGTGCAACCGCATTAGGTCTAGGTACTGGAGACTCACCAACTTTCCAAGGTGTAATAACAACTGGATCATCTGGTAGCTCAAAAACACTTGCTAAAAATTATTATGCAACTGGAACATCTTCAGCACCAACAATAACAACCGTACCCGTTGCAAGTTACACCACAGCAAAGTTTTTGGTAAAATTTGTTAATACTGGTTCAGCTTCTCCAACTAATCAATCAGGTATTGCTGAAATATTAGCACACTATGATGGAGCAAATTGGAATTATACAATATATGGCTTTATTGATCCATATGGTATTATTCAAAATACCCCATCAGGAATAACAATTAGTGCTGTATCTACCACTTTAGATATTAACTTTATATTCGTAGCATCATATTCTTACTTAATAAGTGTACATTGTTTAGCTTTAATATAAATTATTATTTCTGAATGGAAATATTTAACAATTTGATTAAGTATATATTAAATGGCTATCAACGTATCATTTAAGACTAAAAATGACCTAACAGTTACTGGTAATGTTTCAACCAGTAATTTGTTTTATGATATAAGTGGTAATAGTAGTCAATGGAATACTGCATATAGGTCTCTATCTACTCAGCCTTATACTTTAATTTCCTCTACATCATCTATAGTATTAAAAATAGGTAATAACATAGCATCTGGAAATTGGTCTACTGTTCTAGGCGGATCTAATAATAGAGCACTAAGTTCTTATAATTTTATAGGTAATGGTATAAATAATACTATTAATGATAGTTGCAATACTATTTTAAATTCATACAATAGTTCTATATCTGCAACTTGCACATATAGCGGAAGTTATTCATTAATAAGTTATGGTACACCCCCAAATATTTTAAATAATAATATTATTGCTGGTGGTTGTTGTAATTTTATTAAAGCATGTGCTGCTGCATCTGATTATTATGATAACGGTAATTGCACGACCAACCCAATTATTGGTTGTTCGGTAGTTTGTTCAAACACAATTTTAAATGGTTATAAAAATTGTATTTCTCAACAACCACAAATTCTTACACCAAATTATAGTGGTGCTCCAAATGCATCTAATAGTGGTTATATAAAAATAGCAAATAATTTTATAGGAACTGGTTGTCGTAATAATATTGCAGGAAATTATTCATCAATTGTTGGTGGTTTTTCTGGATGTATAGTAAGTGATTATTCTTTTATTGGTAGCGGATGTAATAATTGTGTTACAAATAATTATAATTTTATTGGTACTGGAAAAGACAATACAGCTTCTGGAGGTTATTCGGTAGTATTAGGTGGTTATAGTAATAATACAAATAATAAAACTAATGTTTTTATATTGGGTAATAGCATTAAAGCCTCTTGTGATTGTACTACATATGTAAACAATTTGTCTGCTGGTGGTGTAGGTATGGGAAATATTTCGGGTGCTAGTGTATGTGCAAAAAATTTAACTACAGATAATTTTACTTGTAGAGGTAGTAACATATCAAATATTACACAATTTTATAAACATTGTGGTTCTATTGGTGGATATATTAGTCAACCATCTATTTTACCATATCTTAATTCACTTAGTGATAATAGTACTATAAGTGCAGGTTATAATTCTATTTTAAATGGTAATAGAAATTATACAGGTAATGGCACACTAGGATGCACAAATTATAATACAGTAATAAATGGAACTCTTAATACAATTCTTGCAACATCAATTATATCATCTGTAGGAAGTGGCGGTGCTGCAACACCATATTCAACAAGTAGTATTACTTATAGTAATATAAGCGGATATGGTAATAGTATACTTGGTACTGGTTCTGGTTATTATAATAATAATTCTTGTTATTATCAAGCTGGTGGAGCATTTATAAATAATTCCATTATAAATGGATCTGCTAATTGTATTACAAATAAAAATCTTTCATATACATACAATACCGATACATATTCAAGTTACAATACAATTTTAAATGGATCTCGTAACTGTATTCAATCTTGTTACGGTAATTCTTCAACGTGTAGTAATTTTAGTTCAATTATAAATGGATGTAATAATAAAATTTGCGGAAACTATAATACTATATTAAATGGAAAAAATAATGCTTTAAGCGGAACAAACAATTTTATTTTAGGTTCTAATATTTCAGTAAGTGCAAATAATTATACATTTGTTAATAATATTTCTTCTCAAGGTATAGTGGCTTCTCCCGTTGCTCAATTTGGATCAACTGCTAGTATTGCAACATTAAACTCTGCACCTCTTACTATTATTTCTTCGGCTAGTGGATCAGTATTTAATCAGATTCAAAATATAACACCAAGTGTTAGTTCAAGTACCGATATTTCTCTCTATAATGACGATAATATTAACTATTTGGATTTAGGTATAGCAAGTACAAAATATAATGGTAATTTATATAGTCCTACATTTAATGTAGTTAATGCAGGAGATTCATATGTTTATTCAACAAGTGCCAATCTTGTATTAGGAGCAGCAGCAAGTACAAGCAATTTAACATTTTTTACTGGTGGTACGTTAAACACCAATGAAAGAATGAGAATTAACTCATCTGGTAATTTAGGTATTGGAACAACAACACCAAATACAAAATTAACAGTTTCTGGTAATATTAGTGCTACAAATACTTTATTCGCTAATAATATAAATTTAGGTGCAGGACTTGTCGATAATAATAGTATAGGAGCAGGAGGTTCTATTACTGCCTTTAAAGGTTTTTTTACAAATGGTGGTTATACAAATTTATTTACAACAGGTTTAATTGTAGATTACACAAGTGGATTAGGGCGTATAAGTGTTGGCAATGAATCTTTATCTTTTTATAACAAAGGTATAGGTAATACATCTACGGTATTTATATCAGCTAATGGAAATGTAGGTATTGGAACAACAACACCAAATGCAAAATTAACAGTTTCTGGTAATATTAGTGCTACAAACACAATCTATGCTAGTGCATTAAATATAACATCTGCACCTACTACATTTACTAATCCAGTAACTGCATCTGGTACATTTTTAATAATAAATGTAAATGGAACTAATAAAGCAATTCAACTTTGGGACTATACATTATAATTTATGACAACACAATATACAAATCCATACTACGGAATTTTTTACGGAGCTAAAAATTCAAATCCATTAATAGTCAGTCTTTCTGGCGAATTTAATCAAATCTCACCTCAATTCTTTTTGGCACAAACGGAAATTGAAGTTATAAATAAAGCAAACGATTTAGGTTTAACTAATTTAGATTCTCATCAAAGTATATATTTTAATCTACCTAATGGACATTCAATTGCTAATATTAGAAGAGTAGGTAGTTCAACACTAACAACAATAATAGCAAATACATTTTTTCCTGATTTGTCAGCACAAGATGGTTTACATATTAATACCGTGATTCCATTATCAAGTGTTCCAACAGGAACACCACATGCAATTGTAAGAGATCCTATTGATCGTTTTATTAGTGCATATGCAAAAAAACTCATGGGGGTTCCAAGTAATCTTAATATTGAAGATTTTATTTCTTGGTTAATTAAACAAGATAAAGGAACTTTAAATTGGCACTTTAGACCACAAACAATAATCATAGGTAATTTTGAAAATATAAATTATTATGATTTTAATAAAGGATTGGATACTTTGGGTGCTACAATCGGATTACCAGTTCCTCTTCCAACTATAAATGAAACTGATATAACAAATAAACCAACATTAACACAAGATCAGATAAATATTCTTAAAGATTATTATGCAGATGATGTTGCATTATATCAAAAAATTTCTAATACATAATCATGTCTTTACAGATAGAAACACAACCATTTCAATTTAATAATACTGTTACTGGTTTAAGCAGTGCTGTATTTAATTCTGTTTCTGCTACTTCTATAACTGGTGGTAATAGTAATCAATGGGATACAGCTTATCAATCTGTATCGTCTCAGCCTTATACATTAATTGATTCTACAAGCTCTATACGACCCAAAAGAGGTAATAATACAGCTTCTGCTGTTTATTCATTTGTCGGTGGTGGTAGTAACAATCAAGCTACAGGAGTAGCATCTAATGTTGTAGGTGGTTGTAGTAATTGTGCTAATTATAATTTTACTAGTATTGCAGGTGGTCTTGGTAATTGTGTTACTGGAGATAGTGCCGCTATAGGGGGAGGTGCCTATAATAAAGTATTTGCTAATAGATCTGTTATTGCAGGTGGTTATGGTAATACAGTTTCTGGTTTATACTCTAATGTAGGTGGTGGTAATAATAATAATATTGATATTGGTGGTTTATACTCTAATGTAGCTGGTGGTTATGGTAATAAAATTTGTATTAATAGTAGGAGTTCAACAATAAATGGTGGAGAAAATAATACATTATCACAAAATTGTGCAAGTATTGGGGGTGGAGATAGAAATCGTATTTTAAATGCTGGTTGGTGGTCTGGTATTGGTAGTGGTTGTGGTAATGTTATATACGAAGCTGAATCATATATTGCTTCAGGTATACGTAACACAAATTCAGGATATTCTTCATTTATTGGGGGTGGTGTTTCTAATACTGTAGCTATACCAAACCAGAATCTTACTTCTTATTGGAAACTTGATGAATCAGGAACTGGAACAAGAAATAATTCAATTGGATCTAATCATTTAATACAACATAATACAATTTCATCTACAACAGGTCGTATTGGAAATGGTATTATAGGTAACACTACTGGATGGTTATCTACAACCAGTACTGTTAATCTTTCTGGAGAATTTACAATTAATTATTGGACAATTCCTACTTACAATTCAAATATTCAACAATTTTCTGGACAAGGCTACGGATCATTAAACTTTAATGTAAATTATAATTGTATGTATTATGGTGTTCCAAATGCATATTATCGTTTAAATGTTATTATAGGCAGCCCAACAAACGCTTGGACTATGGCTACTCTTACTAGAGATGTTAATGGTAGAGTACGTATGTATCGAAATGGAGTTTATATTGGACATAAAATAGATAATACAAATTATACAAATATATATGGTGTACTTGCGCAGCCAGATGGTTCATATGCATCGTCTGCAAATGGTGTTAAAATGGATGAACTTGGAATATGGTACAGACCATTATCCGAAGCAGAAATTACATTTTTGTATAATAAAGGTAATGGTGTCACTTATCCTTATGGTAATGATTATGGTTTAACTACTCGTAGTTCTGTTATAGCTGGTGGTCAAGGCAACTATATAGGATCAAACTGCTCATTTATTGCAGCGGGTTCAAACAATTGTATTAATTTAGGTTTGGATAATTCATTTGTTTTAGGATCTAATATAACAGCATTATCAGCTAACTATACATATATTAATAGTCTTGAAGTAACAAATACACCATCTATAATAGTATTAAAAGACTCCACAGGTAAAAGATGGAAAGTAGGAGTTGATACAAGTGGTAATCCAGTAGGTTTGGGAGCCGCTTAATAAATCTTGATTTTTTAAAATTCTTCTATAAAATATAATAATGAATGTAGCTGTAGTTTGTTGTTATTTTAACTATACAGGTAGTGCTTTCAGATATAAAAATTATAATATTTTTCAAAAAAACATTCGCAAACATAATGTTAAGTTATTAACTGTTGAATTTAGTCCTAATGGAAATTTTGAACTTAATAATAGGGATGCTGATTCTTTAATTCAAATATCTGATGGAGATATAATGTGGCAGAAGGAAAGATTACTCAATATAGGAATTGATTTATTGCCTCAAAATACTGACATAGTAATAATTGCAGATACAGATATTATTTTTGGTAAAGAAGATTTTGTAGATGTTTTATGTAAGAACTTAGAACAATATAAAGTTGTTCAGTGCTTTTCTGATACTTTAGTTTTTAATCCATTATTAGAATTAGAAAATATAAATTTTTTTAAATTAAATCATGATTTAACATATAACTTTTGTAATTCTGGTATATCGGTTGTTAGAAATCATCTTATATATAAATCATTTAATAATAAAAGTTCAGCATATGGTCTTGCTTGGGCATTCAGATATGATGTATTAAAGAAAATAAAATTATATGATTATAACATTATTGGTAGTGGGGATAAACTTTTATTTGGTTCTCTTTTTGACTTAAAATTTAGACAGGAAATAGCAGGTGTTAACATAACATCTTATTTAGAATATTGTAATAATGTATTAAATGAAATAAAACCATCTGATATATCTTTTTTAGAAGATGTTACTGTTTATTCAATGTATCATGGAGAATTATATAATAGAGATTATGTAAACAGACACAACATTCTCACATCACATATGTTTGATTCAAACAAAGATTTAATTGATATACCAAATAAACCTTTTAAATTTGCTAATCATGTTTCATTAGATCTTAAAAATGATATAATGGAATATTTTATAAAAAGGAAAGAGAATTTACCTTTACCACCTTGTTTATATTGATGAATTTTATTATTATTGGTACACCTAGAACAGGTTCAACAATGCTTTGCGATTATCTGAATAAACAAACAGATATTAAATGTCACTATGAGATATTTTTAGATACAGGTATAAAATTATCTAGTGAAGATAGTAAAAAGTTTTCTGTTAATCCTCATATTAGTAAAATTAATTTTTTTAATAAACAGTACAAACAAAAAAAAATTACTATTGAGGATTTTAAAATTGCATCTGAAATAGTACAAAATAAATTAAACTTAAATAGATTAACAAATCCTATTCATTTGATTGATATTCTTAAAAAATATAATACAAAAAAATATTTAGGATGTAAAATTTTTTACAATCAAATTGAAAGTTTGCAGAATTTTAATGTAATTGAGTACATTAAAGAAAACAATATAAAAATAATTCATTTAAATAGACAAAATAAATTTTTGCAAGAGTTTTCATATCAAAGAAGAAAACAAACAAATATTGTTACATTAGGACAAAACGAACAACAAATCAAACAAAAAATTATATTTGATGTTAATCTATATTTAGAAAGATAAAAATTATATGATTTTTTATATAAAAAATATGATCAACTTTTTAAAGAAAATAATATAAATGTATTAAATGTTTCATATGAAGAATTTTCTAATAAACAGAAATAAAAAAAAATTAAAGATATAGTTACGTTTATCAACAAACAATTGAGTTTTATAGAAATTCCTGATAATAGGCTTTTGTTTAAAAAAATAAATATTTTTTCTTTACAGGAACAAATAGAAAATTTTGATGAAATCTATTCTTTATTAAAAGAAGATATATTTTTTTTAAAAGCAATAAATATATAATAAATGAAATTTATAATATTTAGTGATACAAGGTGTGGAAGTAATTTAATTAAAAATTTATTAAACCAACAAAACAATGTTTGGTGTCATCCTGAAATTTTTTTAATTAGAAATTTAAATGATATTATTACAGTAGATAATACTCCTCAAAAAATAATTAGTAACTTACATACTAAAAAGTTATTTACAGGATTCAAACTAACTTTTTCCCAAGCGTTAGCTCTCGAAAAGAAATATAATTTTAGTATAGAGGAGTATATAAAAGATAAAAACCTAAAAGTTATTTTTCTGGAAAGAAAAAATAAATTTTTAAAAAATCTCTCTCTACAAAAAGCACGTATAACAAAGCATTTTTGTATTACAGAAACAAACAAACAATTACTGAATAGTACCAATATTAAATTTAATTTTGATGTTGAAAAATATTATTACGAAACGGATAAACGGGAAGCAATACACAAAAAATATAGTACATATTTTGAACAAAATAATATTAGTTTTTTACAAGTATACTACGAAGATTTAATTGAAAATAAATTTAATATTCAAAAAGAATATGAATTTATAACAGAATTTAAAGAAAGGTATAAAAACGTAACTCCCACCATATTAAAACAAAATATATATACTTTAGAAGAACAACTTTTAAATTATAATGAAGTAAAACTTGCCTTGAAAGATGATTTTTGGTTTCAAACAACAATTAAAGAAAAAAATATTTAACAATTAAACAAAAATTGTATAAATAGTATATATGAGTTTAACAATCAATTTACCCAGTAATACTATTACTATAGAAGAATCCGAATTAGCTTTAACATCAATAAGAGATTTACCATCTAAGCAAAGAATTATTGCACATATTAAAAAAGTACCTCTTTCTTTTGTTGTTTGGGATGGTTCCACAGAATATGCAGCAGCAAGTGCTTGGACAAATGAAAGTATACTTGCTCGTGCTACTGAATTGCTTACTCTTAGTGCAGATAGTATTCAGTGGATATATTAAGAGTTTGAGACTCTTTCAATAAATTGTGATTCACATTTTTTAAAATTACCACACTGACTACTGCAAATAGATAAAGGTTCGTTTGTCCATAATTTTGCAATATTATTGAATGAATCTTTGTTGAGAATTTCTTCTAAAGTGTAATCATGTAAACTGTAATAAGAACCAATTTTGTTTTCATATTCTTTACGTTTATCATGCATTGCTTTTTTAGATAATTCAGTCCAACAACATGGAGTTATAATTCCACTTGCTGCTACATATATACTTTTTTTCCTTAAAGATTTACAATCAATATTGTTGCCAGTATTAATCTTTTTTTCTTTATCCTTTATATTTAAACTATATGTTGTAGGCTCTATTGTATGCGTATAAACACCATCACTATCATATACAGCTAAACCAGATCCAGATCCAAAACGATTGGAATGTTTTGGATCAAATTTTTTAAAACCCATACTATAAGCTAATGCTCTACATTCATCTACTTGATGTTCGTTGTGTTTAAAAACAAGCATATACCAAGAAGCAGTTCCACCAGCATCAATAAAAACTTTTGCATTGTGCATAATTTTTTCCCAAACAGTATTAACTCTATAAAGTTTGTTTGTATCTTCTAAACCATCAATAGCAAAAATAACTTCGACGTTAGTTTCTGCAAGTTTTTTCCACCAATTATCATCTCTTGCTCCTCCGTTTGTAAACAATTTAAGATTCATATTCGAATTGTTTTCTCTCAAATATTGAAAAACTTCAACTGTATCCTTTGCCATAACAGCATCTCCTAAATTACCACACATTCTTAATCCTGTTAATTGCTTAACAAAATCCACAGAAAACCATTTTTTAAATAATTCTAATGTTATTTCATCTCGTAATAAATCTTCTTTACCAGACTGAATTAAACGTGTGCGAGAACACATTGGACATCTAGCATTACATTTACTAGTTAATTCAATGTGTATGTCCCTTATGTCTGTTACATTGTACATATAATTATTTAGTATAGCCAAATCCTTGCTGATACCAAGCAAAATTGTTATCAATCCAATCACAAACTTGCTTTCCTAAAATATTATTATAATCAGCAGATAAAGGTTGAACTTTACGTTTAATAGTATGAAGATCAGAAGTTAAACCATAAACTGAATCATCTTCCTTAATAGTCTGTTCAACATTATCGAAGTCGTGTTTAAAAGTTTCTAAATTAAGATACTGATAAACTTTATCCATCTCTCTATCAGGATAACTGGTTAAGTCTTCTGCTCTAATATATAAAACTTCTTTGTTGATTCCCTCTAAGAAAGTTTGTTGAAGTCTCTCCAATGCTAATCCAACAGGTGGCGAAGCAATCCAAGCATCAATTCTCTTGGCAGTAGAAGTTCCTTTCATTTCCGAATGATTCTGTATAGCCTGATGATATTCTTGACTATTTCTGTAGATTTTTTCCATAGAAGAAAAAATACTTTTTAAATTTCTTACCATACAAATCATTTTGGGTTTGTATGGCATAAAGGATTCAAACCAACGATAATGAATTGTTCCTCCACGAGTCTTGATACAAATATTTGGTTTGTCTGTATAAGAATTAGCATATCCTTCTAATCCACCCCAACAAAAACCTCTCCATGTCTTTTTTGCTAAATCATCATTCATTGCTTTAACTTCAAGCGTTGAAGTATAATTCATTCTTGCGCCGTATAGATACTCTAAAACTGGATCGGTTTGGGTTGCATTTATCTCTGGATTTTGATTCAATATACATTGAAACAATGTACTCATGCTACGAGGCATGGAAGAATTAAAAAATATGTTTTTCATTATTATAAATTTAACATGTAAACCAAGTAAATCAAGTTCTATTTGACATGTATCCATAATACGTTATGATAAAAGTATGAAATCTTTAATAGATACATATTTCGATAAAATTTATTACATTAATTTAGATAATGATAAACAACGCAACGAAAATATTTTAAATCAATTTAAAACCTTTAATATATAAAATTTTCAAAGGATATCAGCAACATCTTATAATCAATTACCACCAAGTTTTAGTTTGTTTAGAAATTTTAACAAGCAAGACACAAAGTATGTTCTTGGTGCATTAGGTTGTAGATCATCTCATTTAAATATTGTAAATGATGCAAAAACAAATTCATACAAG